AGCATCTTGTTGATATGCTCGGCGTGGTGCTTACCCATTTCTTCCTTGAGGATTGAGCGAATGTCGCCCAGTCCGTCATCCTTGTCAGCAAGGAACATTGCGGTTTCGCTCATGTCGAATGTGTGAACAATCGTCTTTGGCTTTGCGGCAATGTGTTGGAAGGTAGGCTTGGTGGTGTCCGGTAGGGTTGCGTTTTCTGCAACACCGCCGCCAACAGCAAACGAAGGGCGTTCAGTGATGACTCGCCATCCACTGCGTTCCCACGGTCGCTTTGGTAGAATTGAAAATGCGTTGAACTCTTGGTTCAATTGGGACCAAACTTTGCGACCATAAATCGCTTGGTAGGTTCCTGCTGTTGTACTCATCATTGGGCTGTCAGCCTTGAGCAATTCGCTACCGGAGTAGGAATAGCCCATTGCATTACCAGCACCGTAAAAGTACCGTTCCATGTCAGTTACGCTTCGGATATAATCTCGTGCCATCTTATTTCATCTCCATTATTTTTTTTTTGTTTTCAAGCCCCTCGTGTGACCGAGGCGGCGAGATTGTGAACTTCATCCCAAGACATGTTGCTCAAGTCTTGTGTGGATGGGACTTCAACATTGGATGTGGAAGCCGACTTTTGAATTGATGTGCCTTGAGTGCCCATGTTGTCAATGCGCTCACTTAGAGCGTTAATTGACTTCATGACTTCACTAAGTGGGGCACGAGCATCGAAATCTGCTTTATCTGCTTCATGCTTTGCAATTGCCATTTCCTTGCTCAATCGTTCGGAAAATTGTGATTCAAGGTTGCCACGGAAGCCTTGCTCCATTGCGGCGGCTTTGTACACTTCGTATGCGGCTTCAATATCAGTTGAAGACACATTTTCAGCGTTAAGGTAGCCCTTGCTCATCGAAACAGGTCCGAGTGCGCCGGATGGGGTTTTACCACCGGATGAGGTGATAGCGTTGATTGCACCAGTGGAAGGAGAACCGTTCTCTTGTCCACGGCCACGGACTTGACCAGCAAAGTAGTCAGCACCGTCAACTGCATCGGGGTTGTCGAAGCCACCAAGTTGTGCCTTCTCCAAGTTATCGAAGTGGTTTCGTGCTTCTCCGGTATTAACACCAGCGGATTTGAGGGTGTCTTCCATCCAATTCAAGTATTCTGCTGTAATTACATCGCTGTATTCATTTCCTTTTGCGTACTTCATTTTGTCATCATCCTCTTTTTTGTCTTCGTCTTCGTCCTTGTCTTTTGCGGCGAATGGGTTTTTGGATTCTTCTTTTTCCTCTTTAGGTTCGGAATCATCCTTTTTTTCGTTCATAGACTCTCGGAGTGCGGGTGGTAGTTCGCCCTTTTCCATAGCGTCAAGTCGTGCTTCAAGTCTGCTCATCACATTGTTTAAATCATTTTCAGTGGTCATATTGGTGTCCTCCTTTAGAATACGAAATTGTGCTTCGGGGTTGATGCCCTTCTCACAAATCGTAATCTCATGTAGTTCCATTTTACTAATTTCTTGGTAATCTCCATGTTCCCCATCGGATTTACGCACTCTTTTGAATGCTTGTCCACCAATGGAGAATCCTTGCAGGTTTCCTTTACGGATTTCTGCGGCCACTTCACGAGCCTTTTCAATATCGTTGCGAAGTGAAACAACGACAAACATACCAGCATCATCAACTTCGGATTTCCACATCCGACCATTTGAATCAACATAGGAGTCGATAACTTCTCCCACTTGAATGTTAGAATGAGCGAGTTGAACATTGCGGAACTTCTCACTCTTCATGAACCCACCAAAGGCATCCTTTAGTGCTGAACGAGTAATGAGGTCGCCTTGCTTATCCACCAGTTCAACTGATGCATAGCCAGCGATAACCATGTCGGAACTACCCTTGATGAGGGCAATACCGGAGGTAGGTCGCTTTAGGGACAACATTACCCTCCGATTCATTGTCATGGTATATAGACTGATACTATGACACTGAAAGCGTTGGTGTACTATCTTCATCGTCATAAACGATGGACTCGTCTGCATCAGTCTTCATTTCAATGTGTTTTACAGGCTTCTTCTTCTTTTCAGCCAAAGTTGGATTTTGTTCTTCTTCATCCGGTCTTTTTTTGCCATCGTAATCGGGTAAGTTGCTTTCTTCTGTCAACCTTGTAGGACCACTTGGTGATTCTATAGGTGTAGCCATGTCAATCCCTAACCCTTTTGGGCCAGTCCAAGTTAATTTTTCTTTAGCAAGTTGGTCTAAAGCCCTACCAATGACTTCAAGTGCTTTCTTTGTTGAAGGTTTGAGAAGGCGATTTTCGTCTTCTTCATCTAAAACACCCGCTGATTGCCTGTCCTGTCTTTCACGACTTGGAGGTTTTTCTTCATCCATTATGTTTGATTTAGTAAGATGCCCTTCAATCATTAAGGGTGCTACTGTATGCCAATACGGGTACAGACTTTCTGCCAAAGTAATAGAATAATTTGATTTTGTTAAATCCCCTAAAGCAGAAGACGGTGTGTGTAAATACCAATTATTTTCAATTCGGTCAACTTGATATGTGACTGTATCAATGTTTTTCAAAATTATTTGAATTGTTTCATTGTTAAACTCAATGTCATGTGGAATAAGGATGGGTGGGAAATTTTTAGTTAGCAAATCAAGTGATTCTGTACTTGCCGCACCTTCACCTTCACCCTCACTTTCAATTTGTCCAACTTGTACATTGTACACATCTCGGCTTTTCCTTCGTTTTTTAGATACACCAGTGATGGTGGCTCGTATAATGTCACCAACTTTGAATGTTTTTTGTTGATTGTGTGCTGTACCCACATCCATGTAAACTTGATTTTTATGTGTCACAGCACGATTGCCCAATGAGTCACCATCAAGAATTGGACCAGCACCTAATTGATATGAAAATGGACCTTTACCTCGCCGGTCAAGTACAATGAAGTTAAAATCTCGACTTTTACGCAATAATAACCACTTTGGATGGCGGCGTTCACCTTTCATGTAAGTGGATTTGTTATCACGCAATAACACAATTTTGTGTTCGTTTTGCAATGTGTTTACTGCATCTTCAAGTCCTTCATCATCGGTCATTTTTGTGTCATGTGGACCCGGTATAATCACATTCTCATGGCTATCAAACTGCCCTCTTAGAATTTTCATGCGTTCGTGCATCAACATATCTGCTACATTGGTGTCATCGTAGTTGATTATATCAATAATGTTCAAATCTTCTTCACCGACAATACCATCAATGACAAAATTGTTATCGTTGAGTTCTGCAAGGCTTTCTTTGAATGCTTTCTTTAATCCAACTTTACGACCATTTTCATCATAAGTGGTAATGTTGTTATCATTCTGTACAATAATCACACGCTTTCCATCATACCATTTACTTACCACCCATGAGCCACTAAACCCTCTTAGGTGTTCAAGGTCGCCTAAGTCAAAAATACGATGCATAGGTCGCACTGGTGGAACCCATTCAGCATCATCGGCTTTTGTTAGCAACACATCGGGATTCAAAAGAGAAGTAATGTACTCACTCATTTCACCCAAAGCAATACGGTCTTCTGCTGTTTCGTATGTAATTGGATTCACTGCTAAAGCAGGTGATGATGTGTTTTCCACAGGAATGTTTTCTAAACCTTGAAGCACTTGACCACCCATTTCTTTTCCATGCAAACCAGTGATAGCATCTTGCCATGTGTTTTGATACAACTTTGGGTCGGTAAAAGTTCCAACTATGGGTTCACCGTCACTTGAAAACTCAACTCCAAATGTTGATTGTTGTGGATTAGCAACAGAATGTACAACACCTGCTCCTGTGTGGGTAGGTATGATACCGTAGGCATCGGGGTTTATCCCACCAACTGGCACAGGTTCTTGATTAAAACCGAGAGATAGTGAAGTTTTTTCTTTAGGGGCTATATTATCAATGTTAATTTGATTTTCATTCAATGCCACAATACTATCAAGCCTGTTTTTTGAAGCACGAGTCTTGTATTTTTTCTCTCCCGAACCAACACCAAAACGATTGTGAATATCAGTATCTTTACTACCAGCGTCAAAGAACGATAAACCAGCAGGTGACATAAGAGCATCATCAGCAATGGTACGAACAATACTACTGGTCATGTTGTGTATAGGATGCTGTTTCCATTTAGGGTGTCTTGGCTGTCCTCTATCAATTGCAGTGTGAAAACCTTCTTTTACACCGTCTTGTAAAAATTCATCATCGCCAGCAAGGTGATGCAAAAAGAACTCATCATCAAAATTACCGCTTTCCATTAAACGACCCACAGTGCTTACCTTCAAGGGTTGGTTTGTATCGTTAGATTGGTCAATTATTCGTTGAGCATGTGAAGCCATGCGGTTTTTTTGTTCTGTAGTTTTTGGAGTAAGACCAAGACCCTCTAAGACTTCATCAGTGTTCATAGTACCGTCAACGGTAAAAATATCGTCACCCTGTAAATGTTGAGTTATTTTTGGGTGAACTCCTTTTTGCCGTTGAGGTACTTTTTCAACGGTATTACCAAGACGGTACGCTTGAGTTTTGATACCATGTACATCGTGGGGTACGCTACCTAACATGCGCTCGGCATCAAACATCAATCGGTTATGATTTGCAAGGAATTGTTGCGGGTTTGTTCTTGCTAATTCTTCACTAAAATGATTCGGGTCATGTTCAAGCACACGAGGTAGTAAAAATTGAGCCGCTTGAAATACAGATTCTCGACTGGCTTTCAGTAAGTTGTTGAATGTTTTTGCTCTTGTTTCCACTGGGTCATTTTTGCCAAGTGCCCCTTCCATTGCTTTATTTTGCAATTTATTAAGTTCAATGGTAAGTTGTTGAATTTCATTCATAATACTCTTTGCACCTTCGGGGCTAAACTCACCTTCCGCCGCAGGGTCATACAATGTTGATTGTAATTTTTCAATTTCTGTACGAATGTCTTCTTCTCTTTGAACTGATGGTAGCATACCACCCATGCTCAATGCACTTTGAATTGTTGTGCTGTTAAAGGAAAGATTTTCTAATGGAACATTGCTACGCCCGCTTAAACTTCCTTTTTTATTTGCTTGTGATTTTTCTTGTGCAAGTTCATATCGGTGTTGGTTCAACCAAGTATGTAATCCTTCTATGTCACCTTCGTTCAATGCCATATCTTGCTGTGCAAGTGCATCTTTGATTTTTTGAAACTCTAAATCTTCGTTATTGTCGTCAATGTTGTGTAGGTGTTCAAAAGTTTTGTAAGGTGAGTTTCCGTTCAACTTTGCCACGGCTGTTAAAATTCTCATGTTTTTTGCATCATCGGTACTTTGAATGTACCTTTTTGTGTTTTGAAACGAAGGTTGTCTTTGCCCAATCCCTTGATGTTGTAAAAAGTCATCATGGTCAACACCATAACTTACTGGTACATTTCCATCTTTAAGTGCCTTTAATGATTCCATAGATGTTTTATTAGGTGCATGTGGTGAATTGGTTCGACCAAGCATAGTTTTCAAGTAATGTAATTTTCGTTGTTTTTCCAACAAGGGTGAATCGCCAGCGTTTGCAGAATAGGCTTGTTCGGGGTGAGTAGTTTTCATAGCATTTGAGGAAACAGAAGGGTGCATGTACTGTCCTTTGAGTTTTCTTCTTTCATCGGTGTTCATGTTTCGCAATTCGTATTCTGTTTGAGGTGAAAGTGATGTTTTATGAAGAGTCCAGTTGTGTTTTTCACCCGCTGATGTTTTTGTAAAAACATTCGCAGGAGAAAATATATTTTCCAACAATGTACGCCTATCGCCCTTTTCAAACCGCTTGGTGACTGGATTGAACGCACCAACTGTATTTGGTTTACCAGTGCCAAAATGTAATCCCAGTGACCTATTTTCGGGGTTGACACTAAGTGGCTCAAACTTTTTACCAGCAGAACCACTATGCACTTTTGTTTCAAACATAGAAGAAAACTCCGGCATGGTATCGTCTTCTTTTACACTTGTAGTTTGTATTGGTTTTTTACTTTCACCAGTAAAAGGGTTAAACGGTTCTTCATCCCCTATAGAAGCAGGTAGTAATTCATCAAGTGCAGTTTGCATTCCGGGTGACATACTGTGAATTATTTCGTTGTAGGAAGCATGAGTCATATTTGCTCCACCACCTACATCAAGACCTTTACTCCAAAAATTACCCGGTCCTACGGTGTAATTACCATTACCACCAAGTTGCCAGTAAGGGGCTTTTTCTTCATCGGGATGAGGACCGTGTGGTGATTGTAAAAAATTAAGATGCTCCCGCATTTCTTTTCCTCTTGCAGTAATGTTGCCACTTAACTTTGCCTCTTCTTCCATGTTTTCTATGTCTTCTAACGGCACAATAGGACCATCCATGTTGCCATAGATTGGGTGTTTTAACAGTGGTTTACGAGTTTTAGGGTCAAAACCCGCAAGGAACAAAATATCTTCCATTGACATGTGTGCTTCGTGTGCGCCTTGCATACGGGTTTTCTTTTTGGCTAAATGGTTTCTTGATGATGCCCACAGACCCTTTACCCCATCTTTTGTTTCAAGTGGGTAAGAATCAGCCACATTATTTTTATCGAGGTCTAACTTTGGCAAGAAATCAAATGGTTTTCCTATCCAATTCCCTTCACCATCATCTTCAATACCGTGTGCATCATGCAACGCTTCAATGATATAATCGGAAATAGAGCCAGTGGGTTCTTTGTTATCATCCAAAAGTTGGTATGTATGCGCTCCTTCACCAAATGCATTTTTCAAATGCCTACCTTCGCCTTGTTTATAGTCGCCTTCATTGCTTTCTATACGCTGATGAGCATTTGCACCTCTTTGCTCGTCACCTCGTGTCGCCCAGTTTAACTCCGGTGTACGGCGCATCAAGTTATTCCAAGCAATGCGAGCGGAAGGTATTGTTTCACCGTTAGGTAGTTTGATGATTGGGTGTTTGTCAAGACCGCCCTCTTCATGTATTCGACGCATTACTGCTGTTCTTTCAGTAGGATTTAACCATTCAAGACCATACATGTAGCCTTCATGACCAAGAGCAGAAGGGTGCCTATCTCCGTTATCATCTTCAACATAATCGTCACTTACCCATTGTTTTGCCCTTGCTTCAAAATGAGCAACTCGCAAACGATTTTCGTTTTCTTCTGCCGAGCGACCCTCGGAAAGATTTTTTTCATTTATGTTAATCGCTTCTATGTTGTGTCTTTTCCACCGCTGATAATCTCGTTGATACAAGTCTTGTTGATGAGATACATTGCTACCATTCACTCTTATTGGTCCTAAGAGCGTCTTCTTTTGGTGACCAAAAATCAATGGGCTTTTGACCTTTTCAAGTTCATCGTGGAGCATACCTTCCATTCGTGCTTCTTCTTTTGAGTGTCCGTTGAAAATGTGACTTCTAAACTTCTCCACAAAAGCAGGGTAGCCGCTTTCAGCATTTTTGTGTAAAAGGGGGTAAACGGAAGAATGGAATGGGAAGTGCATTTCTGTGTAAGGAGAACCTGCCTCCGGTTGATATGAAGGCCATACCGCATGAGAGTGCATAATATCCTTAGCACCACGCAAACCACCTTTCCAAACATGGTTTGTGGGTTCACCGTAAATTTCTTGGCGACCAAGAAGCATCCCTGCTCCACCGGCTACTTGATTTGCTTGTTGTACACGAACAATATCTTGACTTGCTATTTTTTCACGCTCGGCATCGGAGTTTTTGATAATGGTTTCAGCACTGTATTTCAAACTACGAAGTGTATTATCGGTAGGTGCTTTTTCTAAAGACTCCCATGCAATGATGTATTCAGCGGCATTGAATAACAAGTCTTTGCCATCGGCTAAAGAAAACAAAAAATCGTTTTTTACGATGTTAAAATTTTCTGCTACCATGTTTTCACCGCCTTATTGTAGCGGTTGAAATTTAGGGCAAGCAAAAATGTCCATACCGGGATGCAATTTGCATCCCTCACGGATGTTACCACCACAAGTCAAACAAACCAACTCTTCGCCTTGTTCAGCATTTTCACGCAATGCCGCTTTAGGTGATTTGATTACAGTAATGTATGGCATACTACCACATCAATATCTTCGCTCGCTTCCGCCTTCTGCGTCTTCTCTTTCAGCACCGGTTCCAGCATGAGGGTTCATGCGACCGCCAAGTTTACTCAAGTCAACCTTTTTGTCATGTTTATCTCGCTTTGGTTTACCATCTTCGTATTCAATGGTATTACCGTTGGTAGTGTAGTAAGAAGTTTTGGTTTGCCCACCGGATTCAGTGACCAAGTGTGGGTTTATATCGGTGATTTTTTCCTTTGGTAGCGGCTTTGGGTCAGCCAAAGGGTCAGCCTTTGCCATCTTTCCGCCACAGTTCATTTTTATGCAACCCATCTTTTTCATCTTAGAACCGCACTTAGGACAGTCTTTACACTCGCAAGGAGTTTTACCGCAATCACATTTAGCCTTAGACAAAATTTCAATTCGTGTACTAAGTTGTTCTGCTTTTTCAAGCATTTGTTTTACTTCGTAACTTACTGCTTCAAATCTTGGCTTCATGATTACACCTCATTTTCTTTTGCTGTTAATGCCATTTCGTGAATATCTTCCCATGACATATTATGGAATGCTTCATTCGTTTGTGGCACAGAAGAATTTACACCCTTCATAATTGAGTCGTCATTCATATCATTTCGGAATGCATCATTCATAACATCTTCCGTGTATGGAGTGGTTGTTTTAACCAATCCCATTTTCTTTAACATTTGAGAAGGATTTGCAATCATTTTATGGAGGCGCATGTTTTCTCGCTTGAGTGAATCAAGGTCGTTATCCATACTTTCCATTTTTGTAATTAAAACTCCCATTAACCGTTCCGCATCCGATTGTTCAGTCATAATAAGCACCTCATTGTGAGTGTCGGCCAAAAGTGCCAGTTACACGAGTATAGTTTGAAGGTTTAACACCAGTACGAGTTGAACCACTAAGGCGTTGCCCTTGAAGAGATTGAGCCGAAGCAGGTCTGTTATCGAACTTCATGACAGGTGCGCCACCAGCGTAAATATCGTTTGGTCCAATTGTAAGACCACTTTCGGACTTAGCAATAGCCGCAGACAAATCTTCGGAAAGATAGTCTGCTACCTTTCGCAATTCATTCAATTGTTGCTTTGCCAAATTAGCATTGCCACTCGTTAGAGCAGTAATAAATGCCTTTTGATGTTCTTCCATCTTTCTTGCCATTGGGTCCATTTTGATTAAATCCATATTCAGCCCTACCTTATCCCATGTTGTTGCTCTTTAAGAGTCTTTATGCACCTTTGAAGTTTCGTGCATTCATAAGAGCATTGCTATTCTGTTGTCCAATAGAAGGTGGTGGCCCTCGTTGTTGTACACTTGTTACAGGAGAACCACTACCAGCCGATGTACGGCGTTGTGGGGCGGCTGGTCCACGATTACGCATACCCATGCCTTGTCCACCGGGTTGTGGTGGTGGCATTGGCATTCCACCTTGCGGCATACCCGGAGGCATACCTCTCATCGGCATACCCGG